TCGCGACCAAGCAACTCTTCAAGTACCGATATTCACCGGAGGCCAACTTCAGTGCAAATAATCAGAACAACTACGTTAGCCTTGGTGCGTTCGGTACTGGATCAATGTTCATCGACCAGTTACAGACGCCTTACGGTCCAACGCCGGGTATCCGTTACAAGCACGTCCCGCTGGGTGAACTCTATGTCCATGAGAACCATCAGGGTATCGTTGATGGTTGCATCCGCCATTTCCGTCTTACGGCGCGACAGGCTCATCTCAAGTGGCCCGACATTCTGGAGAAGGCTCCGACTATCAAGGCCGCGCTCGAAGCGAACTCGCAACAGCCTTTCAATTTTCTGCATCGCGTTATGGCACGCCATGATCGTGACCCGCAACGGTGGGACTTCAAAGGTATGCCTTGGGCCTCCTACTATTATTCCATCGAAGGCTCCTGCACGCTCGAAGAGGGTGGTTACTCGACTTTCCCCTACGCGATCTCGCGCTATGAACAAACCCCTGGTGAAGTTTACGGGCGCGGACCCGCAACGATGGTTCTCCCATCGCTGAAGACGCTCAACAACATGAAGAAGGTCCACCTGAAAGCCGGCCATCGTGCGGCTGATCCGGTACTACTGACGACTGATGACGGCTTGATTGACTTGAACATGCGGCCCGGCGCTCCGAACGCGGGCGGATGGTCAGCAGAAGGTCATCCGCTTGTTGGCGTATTGCCACATGGCGATGTCAAAATCTCGCAAGAGATGATGGACGGCGAAAGCGGTATAATCAAGGATGCGTTCCTGGTCGCGCTCTTTCAAATCCTCGCAGAGACGCCGCAGATGACCGCCACAGAGGTGATCGAGCGAACCAATGAAAAAGGAATACTGCTTGCTCCCACAGTCGGAAGGCAGCAAAGCGAATACCTTGGTCCAACAATCCATCGCGAACTGGACCTCCTTATGCGCCAACGTCTTCTGCCTCCCTGGCCTCCTGCTCTTAGAGAAGCACGCGGAGAATATGCGGCTTCTTACACAAGCCCTATCGCGAGGGCGATGAAGGCTTCGCAGTCGGCTGGCTTCATTCGCACGGTGGAGACGGTCAAAGAGATCGTCAACATCACTGGCGACGTTTCATATCTCGACCGCTTCGACTTCGATACAGCGATCCCGGCGATTGCCGAGAACCAAGCTGTGCCGGAAAGTTGGCTGGCTACAGACGAACAAGTCACCGCCAAGCGCAAGAACCGCGCAGCGATGCAGGCTCGTCAGGAGCAAATCCAAGCATTGCCGGCGCAGGCTGCGATGCTCAAGGCGCAGGCGGCAGTACAAAAAGGACAACCGGGTATCGCGCCCGGCGAACAGGGCCTCGGTGGTCCGGTTGAACAGGCAGCATAAAAATGGCAGTCAATGTCGTGCAGTCTACTGGTCTTCGCTTGCGTGAGCGCATGGAGCGCGCACATGATGCGGCGATGATCTTCCTCCGCAGTCGCAAGACCGCCTATGGCCTCGTGTTCGGTACAGGCGATGGGAACAAACAGGTCCCGATCTCTGCAAAGCAATTCGTGCTCGATGACTTGAAGAAGTTTTGTCGGGCCAATAGATCGACGTTCCATCCAGATAGTCGGATGTCTGACATTCTGATTGGGCGTCGTGAGGTGTTTCTGCGGATAGTGCAGCACCTCAAGATGGAACCGGAACAATTATACGCCATAGCCAATGCTTTGCCCATTCAGACTACAGTAGGGGGCGGGGATGCGGACTAAACAAGAGATGCGAGCGTATGGTCAGCGTGCCTACTCTAAACATAAAGAGAAAATTCTACAGCGGCATCGTGCGTATAGGCTGGCCAATCCTGGCAAAGTAAAGAAAATTTCTTTTCAAAATGCCTTACGACGGTTCTACGATTTGTCTTTAGAACAGTGGAATAAGCTACTTGTTGCACACGCAGGAAGATGTGCTATATGCGATAGCCCTGCCCCGCTTCAAGTAGATCACAATCATAAGACTGGAAAAGTTCGCGGTCTGTTGTGCTTTAAATGCAATACTGCGATAGGATTGCTCCGTGAAGACCCTGGCTTATTCACGGCTGCAAGTTTGTACTTAGCCAAACCATAGTAGGAGAAGACGATGCCAACACCTGAAGAAATTGCGGCGGCAGCGGCAGCTTCCGGCGCGAAGCCCTGGCACGATGGGTTCGATCCAGACACGCTCGGATATATGCAAAACCGTGGCTTGGATAAGAAGGACGCGAAAACAGCGTTCAGCGAAACCGTCAAGGCACACCAAGAAGCGCAGAAGAAGGTGACAGAGATCACTGGCGCGAACGCAAAGGACATCGTGATTGTCCCACCGGACAACGCGCCTCCCGAAGCGAAGAAAGCATTTTGGGAACGCCTCGGCGCTCCGAAGGATGCGAAGGACTACGACTTCAAAGACGTGAAGCGTTCGGACGGGAAACCGCTCGATGAGAAGTTCCAGGACTTCCTCCGCAATGTTGCGGGCTCCGCGTTCTTGCCGAAGGACAAGGCCCTCGATCTGGCCAAGGGCTTCGCGAAGTTCCAAGATGCCGTTGATGCGCAAGTCGCTGCCGAGAAGGCTTCGACCACTGCGACTGAAGCGGCAGCCCTTAAGGGTTCTTGGGGTGCGAAGTACGACGCCAACATGTACATCGCTGGACTGGCTGCGGCCAAATCGGGCTTCACGCCGGCACAAGTGAAGGTCATGGAAAGTTCAGCCGGCTACGCTGCAACGATGGAAGCTTTCCGTCGCATGGGCGAAGCCACTGGCGAGGGGCGTTTCCTCAACAACGAACTTGGTCCGAACAACTCGACTGTGATGACCAAGGAAGCGGCTGAGAGCGCCAAGAAGGAACTCATGGCTGACAAGACGTTCACCGCGAAACTTGTGGCGGGCGATGCGGAAGCCAAGAAGAAGATGCACGACTTGAACCTCATCATCTCCGGGGTTCTCGGAAAAGCAGCCTGACCAAAGGGTTAATACCAGCCGGGTAAAAAGTTAATGCCCGGCTGGTAACCATACTTGACAGTTTTGAAGTGTTAATGCTAAAACGCACCAGATAGCGGTCCCCGATCAAGGACGCCCCCGCAAGGACACGGCTCCCACCGGATACGGCCACAGCAAACGGCTTTGTCACGAACAGGAGAGTAACATGTCCAGCTTCGATACGGGGTTGATCCCCTTCTACACCACGCAGTTCAGCACGAACCTCGAAGCACTGCTCCAGCAGAAGTCTTCGCTTCTGCGCGGAATGGTCAATGAGGGTTCGTATGTTGGCAAGATGGCATCGCCCATCAACCAAATCGGTGCTGTGAGCTTCAAGGCTCCCGCAGGCCGCTTTGCGCCGCTCGATCAAAATCAGACCGACCAACTCTATCGTCGGTGGATTTTCCCGCAGTTCAAAGAACTCCAGCAATTGATCGACACCTTCGACAAATTGCAGACCATCGTTGACCCGACCTCCGGGTACGCGACCGGCGCTGCGATGGCCGCAGGCCGCGAATGGGATGACATCATCATCTCCAGCGCGACGGCGACCGCGAAGATCGGTCAGGATGCCGCGAACTTGTCGGATGAGAACTTCGACACCACGAACGCCCGCGTTGCGGTCACCTACGGTTCAGGTTCTACCTCGACGGGCTTGACTGTTGACAAGCTCATCGAAGCTCGGCGCATCTTCCGCCACTACCACAACGATCTTGACAACGACGCTCTGACGCTCGTCGCCGGTTCTTCGCAAGAAGCCGACCTGATGAAGCAGGCGCAAGTTGTCTCGACCGACTTCAATGATCGCCCTGTTCTTGTCGAGGGTAAGCTCGTCCGCTTCTATGGCTTCAATCTGAAGTTCAGCGAGCGCGTGACGCAGACCACGGCTGGCTCCGTTCGCGGTGCCATTGCTTTCGTGAAATCCGGTATGCACCTTGGCATCTGGAAAGATGTGATGACCGATGTTGATCGGCGCGTAGATTTGTCGGGACGCCCCTGGCAGCTTTACTCCGAGATCGGCTTCGGTGCCACTCGCACCCAGCAGTTCAAGGTCGTGCAAATCCTCTGTGCCGATACGACCGGCTCGGACGTGACCCCGTAACCGGAAACAGGCAACAGGAACTTAGGAACAGGAGATTACCATGACGACCCGAGTTGACATCAAATCCGCAGTCATCACTGACTTGGATGCGACCCCGAAGAAAGAAGCGACTGCCGGCGAAGGCCGGGGTGGCTTTCTGAAACAGGTTGATGACGTGATCGCGATTGCGGCCACCGACTTGACCGCAACCGTCTCAACGGCTGGCTCGACCATCCGACTTGCTCGGTTTCCGACGCAAGCCAAGGTCAAGAAAGTCACGCTGGGTACGGACGACAGCTTGGACAGCAACGCGACTGCCTCTCTGGCCTTCGAAGTTGGCGTGTCCTTCTCCACCGCTGCCAATGATGGCACGCCGGCTGCTTATCAGGGCCTCTCGCCTTCGAGCACGCTGACGGGTGTTGCGCCGGTCGCTTACAACAGCGCCTCGTTCAACAAAATCTTTGGTACACTGACCAACGCCGACGCGCCGACGACCGATGTGCTCCCCGAAGGTGAAATCACTTTCGGTGCCATCACTGCCAAGGCTCGTGCAGGCGAGATGGGTGGATCGAACCAGTGGGCTCTGACGGGTGGCACCTATACCTACGCCGCCTCAATGGCCCCTCTGTGGGAGTTCTTCGGCTACGTCGATGGCCGTGGAAATCCGCAGGACCCAGGTGGGTACTTCGACATCTTCCTCCGCGTCACGGTTGTCCCCGCGACCGGCCACGCCGCGAACATGCGCTGCGTCGTGGATTATGTTCTCTAATTGGAGATAGCAGGCGGTCGCAAATGACTGCCTGCTCCCTCCTACCAGGAGTTTCCAATGGCTGACTTCAGCATCTCGATTACCAAGGACCAAGCCGCGACGATCTCGGTCCATGATATTACCGAAGGTACGTCCGCGCCCGGTGCCGGTCAGATTGAGCTTCGGCTTGATATGACCACTGTTCCGGTAACGCGCCGGGACATCTTGCTTGCGCTGGAGAAGTTCGCAGCTTATTTCTCCAACCTTGGCGAGACTGGCAACGGGGCAAATATCCTCGGCCTGCAACCGTAACAGGGGGCCGACATGGCTTTGGAAGCAATTGCAATCTCGATCCCTGCGGTCGCCACAGGCGCTTCAGAAGTTCGCACAAAAGATGGCGGCGCTGCGGCTGCTATTATGACCACGCTTGCTGGTCACGCAGCTTCTCTTGCAACTCACATCGCGACTGCGGTGGGGATTGGTTCAGGCGATGCCAGCGTGCCGGTAGGTCTTGCCAGCACTGACAGCACAAATATCACGGCTGATGCGGCAACTCTGACTGCCATACTTGCCGGCGATGTAGTTGTTCTTTATGATCCGGCAGTGCTCACAACTCCGAACCAAGGAAGGGCCGTACTCGCTGCATTTGCTGCGCGACTACGTGCGAGAGGGTTAGCATAATGCGCGCCAGGGATGGATACGGCCTCGCCAACATCACCACGTCAATTGACGATGATCCGTTCCAGCTTGAGGGCGGCATCTACGCG